GACGTAGCCGATGCTGACGCGCTTGCGCGTGGCCTTCGCGTCCCACCATGCGATGATGATGGTTCCATCCTTACCTGCGCGTGCTTTGGAGTCATAGCCGAATGCGGCGGCGACGGCTTGGTCGCCCGTTGCCGATGAGGCTGACCCGTAGCCCGTTACCGATGAGGCTGACCTGTCGCCCGTTGCCGATGAGGCTGATCTGTCGCCCGTTGCCGATGAGGCCGACATGTAGCCCGTTGCCAATGAGACCGACATGTTGCCCGTTACCGATGAGGCCGACCTGTTGCCCGTTGCCGATGAGGCTGACCCGTAGCCCGTTACCGATGAGGCTGACCTGTCGCCCGTTGCCGATGAGGCTGATCTGTCGCCCGTTGCCGATGAGGCTGATCTGTCGCCCGTTGCCAATGAGGCCGACATGTAGCCCGTTACCGATGAGGCTGACCTGTCGCCCGTTGCCGATGAGGCTGATCTGTCGCCCGTTGCCAATGAGACCGACATGTCGCCCGTTGCCAATGAGGCCGACATGTAGCCCGTTGCCGATGAGGCTGACTTGTCGCCCGTTGCCGATGAGGCTGATCTGTGGCCCGTTGCATGTTTCACCTGCGCTGGCTCGCAGCGATCCGTCACCCATTTGATCGCCGCTTCGATCAGTTTCGGGATATGCACTTCCGCGCTGATCGTGATTCGTTCGCTTGCGATCTTCGTGTCTTCGTCGGAGCGATCAATCTTGCCGCTAACATGCACTTCCGCGTAGCGACTCTCGCCGGGCAAGTAGTAGGCGAACACGTCGAGCGGGTACTCGCATGAATGAAACCCGCCCTTGGTGCAGCGCACGACATCGCCGTCATAGACGTAAGTTTGGCCAATGGCGTACTGGAAGTCGCGGCACTTCCAGTTTTTGTCGAATCCCTTGAAACAAATCAACGGGTCGTCCTGTTCGATCGCGGATGTCATTGCTGCATTCCTCTCTCGTTCGCGGTCTGTCTCTCACAACTCACTAGCTTGATACGCGCATCGATACCGGCTCGATGTGCGCATGTAGTGTTCGTGCTCTGCCTCTGCCTCGGCACGCCATTGCGCCTCAGCGCGCAGGGTCGCGCGCAGGTCGGAGACGGCATCCTGGACGGCGGGCCAGTCGTCGCAGTGTTCAAGCGCATCGGCAATGTCCTGCATCAGCTCTAGTGCGCGTTGTACTCGCGCCTCATCGTCAGGTTGCGAGTCTAGGTCGGCTAGGATCATGGCGGGCAGGGTGGATTGGTTCATGATGTCTCCAAGTTCAGCGCAGATAGATCATGCGCCCGTTCCTTTCCGTTTGTCAACCCCTTTACGACCACGCGCGCCTATGCTTGAATTCGCCCCATGAGCAAACTACCCTACAACAGATTCCTGCGCCAGTCGGCCTATCGCCGCGCTCGCATCATGGCTCTCATTGCGAAGGGCTTGACACAAGCGCAAGTCGCGCGCACGCTTGACATCAGTAGGCAGCGTGTATCTCAGATCGTACGCAGTGAACAATCCAAGGAGGGCTCGCCATGACAGTGATTTCCTCGCAATATGCTTCACGCCTCGTTGCTTGGACCATCCGCTCAGTCGTGTATTCCGCCGTCATCGCGATTACGGCAATCGCCTGGGTTACGCTGCTCGCGCTGGTCGGCGCGGTGCATGTGCTTTGATCCTCCCCCGGACCTTGCCCGGGTGTCGCGCTCGCGCGCCGGCCGCGAGTAAGCAGGGGTGCCGGCACTATTCATGTCTTCCGTCCGCTGCCGATCCAAGCGCATCTCCGGCGCGCGGCTTGGTACCCGCATCGGTGGCGGACGGAACCCAACAACAATGCAATAACTCAACGGAGGATGTATGCATCCATGCCCGGAATGCGGGACGCCCACGGCCGACGACCGCAAGTGCTGTTCTCGCAAGTGCGCGAACAAAAGCAGACCGCGCCGCGTTTTTAATTCCACATTCAAGCCTTGCCCCTGCGGCTCCGGTCTGATCGGGCGCAGGACGACGTTGCCGAACGCAACCGGATTCGGCGTCTGCTGCGATCGATGCCGCATGTCGATCCCGTTACCCGCGAAGCAGGCGGAAAAATACGGATCACACTCAGACGAACAGGACCGGCGCAATGCACTAGCACGGCGGCGTATCGAGGAGCTGCGTGATGCGCGGGAGTTAGGGCTATGAGTTCGCCCCGGCATGTGCGAGTCAAAGAAAACCTAGAGGCCAGCAGACTGGCAAGGCAGCGAGAGGCGGTCAGGCTGCGGAAGTCGGGACGAACGCAAGAAGAAGTCCGCGCTATGATGGGCATCAGCACGAACACGCTTGCGGCCTGGGAGAAGGCCGAACGTGAGCGCGAGGCGCGCGAGCGGAAAGAGCCGGTGGTGATTACGCCGCCGCCGTATGCGAGGGGGTATCGATGGGGAAGCGTGTTGTGATGCGATGGTACGGATGCGCTAACGTAAAACCTGCCGCTGTAGCTTGGATGGTTAGAGCAACCGCCTCGTAAGCGGAAGGTCGAAGGTTCGATCCCTTCCGGCGGCATCATCAAATTAGAGAGAACGACAATGGAAAATCAACACCGCGCCATTAAAGGCTATCGCGAACTGTCTCAGGCGGAAATTGACCTGATGAACGAGATCAAGGCCGAAGGAATACGACTTGGCGAACTGGTCGAGAAGTTGCGAAACACGACCTATTCCCTTGGGCCGGGCGCACCCGATGACAAGGCCGATGGCCGATGGGTATCGATCGGTGCTACGCATTTGCAGGAAGGTTTGATGGCATTAACTCGTTCAGTAGCAAAGCCAACGTTTTTCTGATTCCATGCGGCGGCATGTAACGCTGGATTGATGGGAGGGTATGCTAATGTTGGCATCCGCACTAATCATAATGAAGCGCAATCTGCGCGCGGCCTCGGACGCTGCAAATGCCGGAGACTTCCAGCGAGCTTATCAGATATTGCAAAGCATCTCCATCTTTGTGACGATCGCACGCGAAGGCCTGGCGCAAGAGGAGCAGCGCAGGAAAGCGCTGGAGGAATTGTGACCGACGCAGAACTAAACGCCCGCGCCGCCGCGATCCAGGCCGATATCCGACGCATGGTCGAATCAGCGCGTCGCTCGATCGGGCAGCGTGCGCGATACGGTCTCAGTGCAGTGCGTAGGGTGACGCTGCCGGCGCTGGTGAGGGCGAGGGCGTTAGGGAAGCGTAGATGACTCGACCACTTGGCATCGATCTATTTGCTGGCCTCGGCGGTTGGACTGAAGGCTTGCTAGCCGAGGACTATGACGTAATCGGCTTCGACATCGAGCGGCACGTCTACGGCGAGCACAAATACCCGGCGCAACTCGTGCTGCAGGACGTTCGCACGATTCACGGCAAGCAGTTTCGCGATGCTGATTTGATCGTCGCTAGTCCACCGTGCCAGCGGTACAGCTACATGGCGATGCCATGGTCACGGGCTAAGGCGCTCATCAAGCACTATGAGGCCGACATCGGCGACCTGAACGAGCTATTCGATGCGTGCTTTCGTATTCAGCGCGAGGCGTGCGAGGCGGCGGGACGACATATCCCGATGGTGGTGGAGAACGTCCGGGGGGCGCAGCGTTGGGTCGGGCGTGCGCGGTGGAACTTCGGGAGTTTTTACCTGTGGGGTGATGTGCCGGCGTTGATGCCGATAGGCTCGTCGTCAAAAAACACTGGCGGATCGTGGTTCAATATCGGATCGCCTGGGCAGAAGGTGACGAACAACAATCCGGCGCGCGGCCCTGGCATCAAACAGCACGGCAGTGGGCCAATCTGGTCTGATACAGAAATCGCAACTTATAGCAGCAAGTCCTCCGCCAGTAAGTTCGCCTCGGCCATGATTGCCAAGATACCGCTACCACTGTCTCGGCACATTGCCAAAGTCTATCATCCGGCATTCACTGGACTACGATGACCCGTCCCTCCCGCCTACGCCTGCGCCGTCCATCTCTGCAGGACACCCTGCGCGCTCATCAATCTGCGCTCGATATGTACCGCGCCATCAGTGCGCGACCGGATGCGCAGCGTATTGTGATCGACGCCATAAAGCCGGCTCGTGCGGTGAGTCCATCGCCTAAGCCGCGCGCGTCGAAGCCCGACACGAGGCCGCTCGAACGTGACGTACTCGCATCCGTGCTCGCGTATCTGCGCAGGCATCCGCAAGTGGCGTTCGCGGGCAGGCTAAACACCATGGCTGCGATCACCGATACAGGGCGGCCGATCTGGGCCCATACGCTCGGGCGCGGCGCACCGGACATCATCGGGTGCATGGTGCGTGGTGCGGCGTGGCTGGCAATCGAGTGCAAGCGCCCAGGCGAGCGGCTGCGCGAGGATCAGGCGGCGTTCCTTAGCGCCGTGCGTCAGAACGGCGGATGTGCCGGCTTGGCGACCAGTATCGATGATGCCGAGATCCTAATCCGGGACTGGCTGGCCTCGCGAGCATGACGACTGATCCGTTGCCGTTGCGTGCTCGCACTGAGGCCGACCTACAGGCAGAGTTGGACGCACGGGGCGGCGAACCCATGGACCGCGCCGGGATGCGCGAGCATATGCCGGATTCCAGGGCCGTGATCGAGGAGTGGTACCGCCTGTTCGGTGGCCTCGCAGCCGTCACGGCGTGGGAGCGGGGGCGGGTGTATCGGTGGGTTTCCCGAACATGCGCACGGTGTGGACCAGTGCGCGCCGTGTCAAATCTAGCATCGGTTGGAATGCGTTGCTGATTTTTAGTGGGGCATCATGGCGATACCATACTATCGATGGTTTCCAGGCGATTACGCCCGGGATACGAGACATCTTTCGCTAATGCAGCATGGCGTGTACCGGCTGTTGATCGATTTGTACATGGATCAAGCAGGGCCGTTGCGAAACGACCTGCCGTATCTATACCGCTGGTTACATGCTGAATCGGTGGAAGAAAAAAACTCCGTTGAGTTCGTTCTCTCGGAGTTTTTTTTACTTGTAGACGGCCGCTGGACGCATAAACGATGCGATCAAGAATTGCGATGGCGCGCCGCACAAAGTCGAGCAGGAAAAGAGGCTGTCGCGAAACGCGAGGAGCGCCGCGCAATCGATCAATCAACATCCGATCATCGATCGATCATCGATCGATCATCTAACCAGAACCAGAACCAGAACCAGAACCAGAACCAAAGCCAACCCTCGGCCTTAAAAACCAAGGCCTCGGGTAAAAAACCCGTCGCGGCATTCGCCGCTCCCGTGGGGATTGATCCCCAACTGTGGCAGGACTATTGCCAACACCGCATAGCAAAGCGGTCACGTTTAACAGCCAGGGCGTATGACTTGATCTGCGCTGACTTGGCGAGGATGGATGATCCCGAGGAGGCGGTTCGACAGTCGATTAAAAACGGATGGACCGGGATATTCCCGGTGCAGAAGGGGAAGCGCACTCCAGGTTCGGGAATCGATGAATGGTTGCGACAGGGCGAAAAGGACGTGACGAATGAATCATAACGACCGGCAGGTATTCGGGGAGTTGCTGAAGGCGGTTTTGGATGTTTACGGGTCGGCTCCGGGCGTTGCTGGCGTGTCGATTTGGTGGGCGGCATTGGAAAGGTTTCCGCTGGACGCTGTACGCGCGGCTCTATCTGCGCATGTGCAGGACGCCGTTGCTGGCAAGTTTGCGCCAAAGCCCGCAGATGTAATCGGGAGGCTTCATGCGATGGACGGCCGCCCCGGGCCCGAGGAAGCCTGGTCGATGATCCCGCGCGATGAGGCGGCGAGCGTGGTCTGGACGCAGGAAATGGCGCAGGCGTGGGGCACCGCACGGCTATTGCTCGACGAAGGCGATCAGGTGGCCGCGCGCATGGCGTTTCTTGAACGCTATCGGCAGCTCGTCCAAGGCGCGCGTGACAAGGGCGAGCCGGCGAAGTGGATGCCGAGTTTGGGCTTCGACCAGTCCGGCCGCGAGGCAGTGCTGATCGAGGCGCGCGACAGGGGCCGTCTCACGGCCGCGCACGTGGCCGGTCTGCTGCCGCAACGAGATGAGCAGTCGGGGCGCACGCTGGCGTTGATTCAGAAACGTGCGACAGCGTTGCCGGCGCAGGAATCCACCTCATGACCGACGCCGAATTGTGCCGCTACGAGTGGATCGCGAGTGGATCGCCGAACGGGCCGCGATCCTGGAATACGAGGCGGGCTTTGACCGGGGCTTGGCCGAGAGGCTGGCGGCGGGTATGTGGGCTAGGTTGGCCGAAAACATGCCCGCCAGGGCCGCTCAGACACGCCTAGAATCGTTTTCTGGCCAGGGGGCCGCTACCGCCGTAGCGGCGAACGCCCCTAACGCGCCCTGAGCGGCTTTCCTGAAGTCGGCGTTATCCCGGCGTATCAGCGTCCACGGTGACACCTAAGCGCCCAGTGCCATGGCAGTGCGGGCATGGGGTCTGCGGCTGTAGTCGGGCGACGGCGCGGGATACTGCGGCGTGATCGATCCCGAACATGATCGCGGCTTGGCGGCGGGATAGGCCATCGACCAAGACGGCGCGAGCGGCTTGGGTGCTGCGGCCGGCAGGGTCGAGGCGGGTGGTGGCGAGGGCGGTGGCGAAGGTGGTTGGGGTCATGATCGTGTCCGGGTATTGGAGCCAGCTACCGGCTGGCGCGGTCGAGGATGGGCGCTACTGGTTCGGTCTCAAGCGTCGGAGTTTTGACACCTCCGGCGCGAACGCGGTCCTGCTCCCGTAGCACCATGGCGTCGGGAGCGCATCTACGCGCATGCGGACTTGCCATTCGTGCTCGGGCTTGTATCGCCCTGTCGGACGATCGCATTCATAATCCCATTCTTCGGTCGGATAGATTGCTTCGACTGTGCCGGTGCACGGGCCGACTACTGGCCCGCCGATGTATCGGACACGATCGCCTATTGCTGGGCATTTGCGCATGGTTGATCTCCTGGTTAGCCGCCGTAGCCGTGGAATTGTCCCCCGCAGGAGCATTCGCAGTTATGGCCTTTCGCATTCCGACAGCGTGAGTCGCACTTATGCAGACTCGGGTTTGACTTGTAGTAGATGGTGCGGGTCACGGGTAGGATTGCATCGGGGCCGGATACAGGATGGCCGACAAGCCGCGAAAAACTATCGTACCGATTGTGCTTGGATTTCACTCCGCCGATTGCGGCGAAACGGCTATTGTCCAATCCATGGACGCCAGTTACTTCTATGTCCGCGCTGAAATACAGAACTTTGCTCATCTCTGCTCTCCCGGTTTGCGTCTCCCTAGACGCCCCGCATGGCAGGGCGTAGGGGATGGTTACTTCTGTGCGCGCCAGACGCGGTAGTCAGACGAAGACTCAAAAGCGATGTATCCGCCCTCGACCTTGGCGATTGCCGCTGCCCACGGGCAACGACGAGCGGCTGTGGCGCGGGTCTTGCACTCGATGTATTCGCGTCTCATGTCTGTCTCCTCGGTCTGTGGCGATCGCCGATCGATCACCATGGATGCATACTATCCCCGGTGATAGCTGGTGTCAAGGGGTGACGCACGAGAGATTTGTTTCAGTCGTGTAACAGCGACTCTGAATTTCACATCGCGGGACACGATTGTTTCATGTGAAACATAGCGACTTGCGGGAGTGTGAGGGCTGCGGTAAGGTGCGCGCGTACCGCATTGCGGAACGGCATCTTAGGATTGTTACAATGGCCGGCGCGCCAATAGGTAACCAAAATGCGCGAAAAAGTAAGCCTTGGCAGGCAGCGATCAACCGTGCGCTCGAAAAGCGATCGAAGGTCGATCAGATGCACGCCCTCGACGACTTGGCCGAGCGCCTGCTTATGGCGTGTGACGATGGCGATATTACGGCGCTCAAGGAGTTAGGCGATCGCCTCGACGGCAAGCCTGCCCAAGCAATCGTAGGAGCTGACGATGGCCCGATCCGCTTCGAGCTGCTTGCGCCATGGATGACTCAAGCAGTCGCGGAACGCAATGGCTAGGCATCAACGGCTATGCTCCTCGCATGCCGTTCATCTCGTTCCACAACAGACGCCAGCGATGGGCAATCATGGTCGCGCACAGGCGCGCCGGCAAGACAGTCGCCTGCGTTGCCGATCTGATCTACGGCGCACTCCTCACCAGCAAGCAAGACGCGCGATACGCCTACGTCGCGCCGCAGTACAACCAGGCCAAAGACATCGCGTGGCTGTATGTCAAGCGATTAACGGCAGATGTGCCGCGCGTGACATACAACGAGGCGGAGTTGCGCGCCAACATGCCTAACGGGGCCCAGGTGCGGCTCTACGGCGCGGACAATCCCGACAGACTGCGCGGCATCTATCTTGACGGCGCGATCCTTGATGAGCACGCAGACATGCGCCCGCGTGTATGGGGCGAGATCATCCGGCCGATGCTCGCGGATCGCAAGGGATGGGCTGCGTTCATCGGTACCCCGAAGGGGCACAATGAGTTCTACCGCGTATGGCAGATGGCCGAGAACGATCCGCAATGGTTCCGCCTCATGCTGCGAGGCTCGGGGTCTCGGCTAATCGACGACGGCGAACTCGATGCAATGCGCAGGTCAATGACAGAGGACCAGTACGCGCAGGAAGTCGAATGCTCGTTCGAGGCCGCCATTCATGGCGCAATCCTCGGGCGCTGGATGACGCGCGCAGAGGCGGATGGTCGCATCGTTGACTATGACATCGACGACCAAGCGGTAGAGATCACCAGCGACATCGGCTATCACGACACGGCAGCATGGTGGTTCTGGCAACGCAAGCTAGGCGGATATGATCTGGTGGACTACGACGAGGACAACGGCATGGACGCTGACGATTGGGCTGAGCGACTACAGTCCAAGCCGTACACGATTGCGAAGATATGGCTACCGCATGATGCCCGCGTAAAGACGTTCCAGTCAAAGCATTCCAGCGTCGAGCGGTTCATCCGCTGCTTCGGCGCTGATCGCGTGCGCGTAGTGCCTCAGACAACGATAGCCGATCGCATCAACGCGGCGCGGCATGTGATCGATCGCTGTAGATTTCACGCGCGCAACTGCTCGGACGGCATCGAGGCGCTTAAGCAATGGCGGTTCAAGTTGGATGAGGACCGCAAAGAATTATCGCGCGAGCCCGAGCACGATTGGGCATCTCACCCAGGCGATGCGTTCAGTTACGGCGCGCAGGTCATGCGCGAGCAGGAAATCGTCGTGCCGCCAGCGAAGGGCAAGACAATCCACGACATCACGCTCGACGAGCTGTACGAGGCGCACGAGCGATTCCAAACAATCGAGAGGCGCATCTAGGAGGGCACCATGCCAGAGCCAGTACACAATCCCGCGTCGGCGTTGCATCAGGATTCAACGACGTCGCTCCCGAGCGCACAGAAGGGCACGGACGGCGCGTCGTGGGTGTCCGAGCGTGGCGTTCCTGGTGTCGGTATCGCAGACGAAATCGCCGACCAGACTACGACTCCGACACAAAAGGATTACGCCTCTGGTCTGATAGAGATAAGCATTGCCTACGTCGATCGAGGCTCTGCAGCCGGCACCGTACTGTACGTCGTATTCGATGCATTGGACGACGCGGATGCAAGCACTAAGCTTGGTGCTGCCGGATCGCGTTACGTCGTGTTCCTTGGTGAACGGCGTAAGTGGACGTTTCAGTCTGATAGTCCTGTTTACCGTGTTGACGTGGCGAGCGATGTGGCGTCGGAAACAGGCGATAGCCTCGTGATCATCGACGGTAAGGTGATCGCGTGAACATCCCGACGGTAGAGACTCGCGGGCTGGTATCGTCGATTTCGGCGGATGTTACTGCGTCTCCGTATTACATCGGATGGTGGCCGATGACGCAGTGGACAGGAGCGGTCGGTGCGTTGTCATATGACTCAATCACGTTGGCGACAGGAACGGTCGTAGATACTACGAACGATTGGTTCTCTGGCGTATCTGGTGCTTCGTGGCTCACCGCAGGGGCCGCGTTCAAGGTGCGTCCGACTGGTGTGATACCTACAGGTCTATCCAGTTCGGTCGTGTACTACGCAAGTAAGCCGACTGCTGACAGGGTGAGGTTTCATACGACGCTTGCATCTGCGTTGGCAGGAACGGGATATGTAGACATCACGGCAGCTGGTTCATCCAATGTGGTGCTATATCCGGCGCACATAAAAGACCGTTCTGGCAACGGTAACGACATGATCTTCGGTGCCGCAACGAATGACCAGCAGGCGTTCGCGACTGCCCCGTATATGGGCAATGCGTCTAGCGGCTCGAACGACAATGCTCTCGGCAGGCTTGCATTGGCTACCGTACAGGATAGGTTTACGTGGGGCTCGCACGTTCTGTTCGCGCACATGCGCGTGTTGATGGGAACGCTCGTTGCTGGACGCTCCGTGTGGGGCGCAGGGAAGGCATCTACAGCAGAAGGGCCAAGGCTCAACGTCAACGGTTCAACGACGAGCAAACTTGATGTGGTGCTTTATCACTCTGGTGGCACATTGATCATCGGCACGACTGCTGCGGATGTATTTTCTACGTCGGTCGAACACGCGCTTGCTGTTGCATTGAATTCGATAAATGGTCGGTGTACCGTGTGGATTGATGGCGTGCGCGATCTCGCCGTGGACGAAATCAATATTGCTGCAGCGACCAGCGTCACGTTAACGAGCGATTTGCGCATCGGTGGTGCGTACTCTGACAATGCACATGCCGCGTTCTGGTCCGACTATCATCTGCTGTCGTTTCCTTCCATGCCTGGCAATATCGATTCGATCGCGGCAAAACTCGCGACGACAAGGTACTACAGGCTGCGAGCGGAGGATGTGCGATGACCGTGCTGTTCAACGGGCGGTTCAGCGCAGGCGCGACATTCGATGATTACAACAGGGTTGATCTGGAACCTGCGTCTGCAGACATACCCGGCTTAGCGGCTGGTCGCTCCGGATCGTATGAGTATGCTGCTGATCCTGCGAACAGTTCACGAACAGTCGCGCGGTTGACGTGTGTTGCAGCGTCTCCTGGGAGATGCGAGATCAGGCCGCAGTCTGTCGATTACTCCGGCAGTGCGCCGGATTGGGGGACACGCTGGTATGCGTTCTGGACGTACATCCCAGAATCGTTCCGCCAGCCTCCGGCCAACGGAGTGGATGCCGATGTTTCAACCGCGTCCAATGTCAGGACGATTATTGCGCAGATGCACGAGACGGAAGATGGAGGAGACACCGCTCACTTCCCATCCCTTCAGTTGTTCGTGGATATATCGAACAGGTACAAAATCATTCTGACATACGACGAAAACGCGAGCACTGCATCTAGGGCGCCTAATGTACGCACATTGAATGGCTGGCCGATTGAGTTCAATAGGTGGGTTGAATGGGTGTTTCGGTATCGATATTCATCGGATACTAACGGCGAGCTGGATATCTACAAGGATAGGCGGCTGCAATTTTCCTACACAGGCAGGACAGGGTACAACGATACGGCATCGCCTTATTTCAAGGGCGGGTTGTATGCGTTTTCTCAGGCGTCATGGACATTAACGAGGTCCATCTATCACGACGGGATCGTCATCGGAGACGAAAACTCCTCCTATGAGGAAGTGACTGGACACGCCGCTCTCGAAGAACCAACAGCACGAGGCCTCGTGTAATGGCCAAGCCCCGCCCCGCCAAGACATCCGAGGACCAGTCGCGCCTTGAGAAGTACCGCAAATGGAAGGCGCGTCTCGAAGCGGCTGAAAAGGAATTCAAGCCGTGGGAGGATCGCAGCGACCGGATCATCAAGCGCTATCGAGACGAGCGCACATCGATCGAGGATAAGCGGCGTCGGTTCAACATCCTCTGGTCGAACGTACAGGTGCTCAAGCCTAGTCTGTACGGCAGGAAGGCCAAGCCGCAGGTATCGCGTCGGCACAAGGACGCAGATCCTGTCGGGCGCCTGGGCTCGCTGATCCTTGAGCGGTGCCTTGAGTACGAGGCGGAGCAGTATCCGTGGTTCGATGCGGCGATGAAGCAATCGGTTGAGGATCGGTTGCTGTGCGGTCGCGGGATTGCTTGGGTGCGCTACGAGCCGCACATCGAGACCGAGCCGCAGGTATCGGATTCGGAGGATGCGAGCGGCGAGCGCATGGCGTACGAGTGTGCTCCTGTTGACTATGTGCATTGGAAGGATTTCACGCATTCGCCGGCTAGGCAATGGTCGGAGGTATGGTGGGTGCGCCGGCGTGTCTACATGACGCGCGATGAGGGTGTACGCCGCTTCGGGGAAGTGTTCAAGCAGGTTCCGCTGGACAGGTACGAGCCGGAGGAGCGTCGATCGACTGCGGAGAGGGCCGAGGACGATCAAAAGGCGAAGGTGAGCGAGATATGGTGTCTTACCGATCGCAAGGTGTATTGGCTCGCGGACGACTTCCCGGTGTTGCTCGATGAGCGAGAAGATCCGCTGTGGCTGGATGATTTCTTCCCGTGCCCGCGACCGCTCTATGCGACGGTGACGAATGGTTCGCTGATCCCGGTGCCTGATTATGTGCAGTACCAGGATCAGGCAGAGGAGTTGGATGCGCTCACGCAGCGGATATGGATACTGACTCGTGCGCTCAAGGTGGCTGGGGTATACAACGCAGAGTACAAGTCACTGCAGCGCCTTATGCAGGAGGGCAATGACAATACGATGATCCCGGTAGATGCGTGGGCTGCGTTTGCCGAGAAGGGCGGGATGCAGGGTGCGGTCGCGTTCCTGCCGATCAAGGAAGTGGCTGAAGTTTTGGCCGGTCTCTACGTTGCGCGCGAGCAGGCAAAGCAGATCATTTACGAGACCGTAGGGCTTGCAGACATCATGCGCGGCTCATCCGATCCTGGTGAGACGTTGGGCGCGCAGCAGATCAAGGCGAACTTCGGCGGGTTGAGACTGAAGGAGCCGCAGAAGGACGTGGCGCAGTACGCGACCGATCTGCTGCGGCTCATGGCGCAGGTGATGTGTAAGCACTTCGCACCGCAGACGTTGATCGCGATGAGCGGCATCGAGCACATGATCGACGTGCACGATCCGAATGCGGCGCAGCAGTTGACCGAGGCGCTGCAACTGCTACAGAGCGATGTTAAGAATTTCCGTATCGAGGTCGAGGCGGATTCGCTCGCGCAGATCGACGAGAACCAGGAAAAGGAGGAAGCCGCTGAGTTCGTTACGTCGATAGGTACGCTGCTGAAGGAGGCCGCTCCGATCGCGCAGCAGATGCCGCCGTTGCTGCCGTTGATCGGTCAGGTGCTCATGTTCAGCGTGCGCAAGATGCGTGCAGGACGCACGATCGAGGCGGAGTTCGAGAAGGCGATGGGGGCGGTCGGACAGGCGCCGCAGGCCGACCCGGCGCAGGCTGCGCAGATGCAGGAACAGCAGGCTGCGATGCAGCAGGAGGGGCAGAGGCTTGCGCAGGAGGGTCAGGCGCAGCAGATGAAGGCGCTAGAACTCAAGTACGGCGAGACATATGCGAAGGAGCGAATCTCGATGCAGACGCAACTGGCGGAGAGGGATATGGAAATTGCCAGGATGAAGGCAGAACGAGAACTAGAGAAGCGCGAATTGGCGCTTGCCGAACGGGAACGAGAGCTGGAGATGCGGGCGCTGGAGGCAGATAACCGCGACAAGATGATCGCGCAGGACGAGAAGGTGCGCTCGACCGTATTTGATCTCAAGAAAAAGGGAGAGGGCGCGAAGGTTATCCAGATGCGCGAGAAGCTGGCCGAACTTGGTGTTGATGCCAGCGATATCGACGAATCTGACGACGGGAAACTAAAGCGAATCGAGAAGGCGATACAGGAACTTGTCGCCGCCGTGCAGGCGCCGCAGAAGAAAACAGGCACAGTGAGAGCGCCGAGTGGGCGAGTTTATCAGGTAGACATCGAACAGCGTTCAAAAGGCGCTGACATGGTGTAGGCGGGAGGACTGCCGACCAATGAAACGCTGGACCCCGGACTTCTGCCCGTCGAATCCGCCCTGCGTGATCGAGCTTGGCGCAGATTGGACCGCGCCTCGTGGCTTCGCGCGCATGTGCTCGCATCATCAGGCAATGCGCGACGGCGGCATGCGTGACGTGGAGGTGTTCAGGTCGATCGTGCAAACATCTCGGGTCAAGGAAGTGGCGCGGTATCGCATCAAGACAGAATTAGCGTTATCCAAGGAAGTGTCGATCCCGTACCGTGTCGAGCCAGATGGACGCATCGTGATCGAGTCCGGGGAACGCGGGGCGCGCCTGACTGAGTTGCGCGGTAAGGTGGCGGCGGCGCTCGCGCTGATCGAGCGGCCGACCGGAACGAGCGCGGTGGAGGTCGAATAGTGGCGCTGGCGCTCATGATCGCATCGCCGAACGTCGCGATCGGAAATGCGGATGAGGTAAATGCTTTCGGTTGGGTCACGGATACCGCCACGGAAGCGAACGCGCAGTATCGGGCCACGGAGGGTGCGACGTTCTCGTTACTGCGCGTGAACATCATCAGCGGCAACAGCGGCACGGCGACGATCAAGTTCCGAGACGGCGGAGCAGATGGCAGTCAATCGCTCTCGGGATCGGGGACTGGTGTACTAGAAGATGCAGTCAATACCGACACGCTGACCGCCGGAGACGATTTCAATCTAGCGTACACCGACACCGGCACTGACTCGACGCTATCCTGGCTCGCGATGAATGTCGAGTTTGCGAGCGGGTACGGCTGTTTTCACGGATCGGCGAACTTCCTGGGGACGGTGTGCGATGTGGCATCGTCAACCCGGTATATCGGATTCTCGGGCTTGCTCGGCGGTGACGGCGAGGCAACCGAGGCGATCACGGCTTGGCGGGTGCGCGGATACACCAGCATGGAGGCCATGCAGGTGCGGGTCTCGGCCAATGCGCGCACGAACGATTCGACGTTCAAGAATCGCATCAACGGCTCGGATGGCACGGCAGTAATTACGTTCGGATCGGGCATCACCGGACTGATCGTTGACGATGCCCTGGGCGATGCGATCACGGACGGGCATACGCTCAACGCCTCGATCACGCTCGATACGGGCGTCGAGGATTTGACCGTGACATTCGTCGGCGCGACGCTGAAATCGTCCGACACAGAGCAAGACGTTTGGCTGCATCGATCCCTGACGCGCGCTGCTTCTGCGACGGAAAACTATCTGCCGATCGGCGGGTATTCGGCAGGATTGACCGCGTTCACCGAGACACAGGCGCGCTGCAAGATCGGGTATGCGGGCACGGCCAAGAATTTGCGGTGCTATCTCTCGGCAAACACCTATGGTGCCGACGCGACGCTAAAGCTGATCAAAAACGGCACCGCAGTCATCACGGTGACGTTGACCGCAAGCGGTGGCGCGGGTTGGTACGAAAACACGTCGGACACCGTGACCTTCACGGCGACGGACGAGTTCTCCTACGAGTTCGACGAGGGTACGTCTGGATCGGCCACTATTCAGATGGTTGGAATGACTCTAGTTCCCGATGTCGGTGGCGGCGGGATAAGCATTCCGATTGCGGCGTATCACTACAATCATCACCTAGGTTCAATGGCGAGCTGACATGCTATACATCCGACAGGGCGCAACGCATAAGGTGGTAATCGGGCCGGTGGTCGCTGTTGCCAATGGCTACGTGCCGGTAACAACACTATCACTCGCCACTGCTGACGAAGCGGAAGCGATCCTGCATGACAATGGCACCGTCGTTGACATCAGCGGATACACGTTCGCTGCGATCACTTCCGCAGACGGTTACTACCATCTGACGCTGCAAAGCGGAATCTCGAATACCGTTGGGCACCTGACGATCGTTATCAACGACGATTCGCTCTGCCTACCGGTAAAGGCGGAATTCACCGTCGTCGAGGAGGCCGTTTACGATGCATTCTTCGCGTCGTCAGCGCTTGGCTACGTTGCGAATGCGCCGGTCAACGTCGCGCAGTTCGGTGGCAACAATGGCACGTTTTCAAGCGGTCGGCCGGAGGTCAACACGACGCACCTTGCGGGAACGGCTTATGCAACTGCCTTAGCTGCTTTGGTTGATGCCGTATGGGATGAGGTCTTGAGCGGGGCTACGCATAACGTCGCGGGGTCGGCAGGCAGGCGTCTGCGGCAGCTCGGGGCAGCATCGATTACTGGCGGCACAGCACAAGCGGGCACATCGAATTCGATCACTCTTGCTGCCGGAGAGTCATCGACTGATGAGATTTACGATAACAACCTTATTGTCATCGTAGGCGGAACTGGCGCGGGGCAGTCTCGTGTCATCGTCGAGTACAACGGCACTAGCAAGGTTGCGACGGTCGGGCAGGTGTGGGAGGTCACGCCAGATAACACGAGCGAGTACGAAATCCTCGCAGATCACCAATCTGACATCGTGCATCATGGGCTCGCGCAAGCTGGCGGTGCGACATCGATTACATTGGCGACAACCGCGAGCGCAACGGATGATGTGTATAACGGGTCGCTGGTCTACCTATCGACATCGACTGGAGCTGGTCAGGCTCGTCTCATCACTGATTACGATGGCACGACAAAGGTTGCCACGGTATCGCCAGCATGGGCCACGAATCCAGGCGCAAACACTGTCTACAAAATAATTCCAATGAGTCGGGTTATCGTGGATTCTGGCACGGTAACGACCGTTACTGGCGCGGTTGGCTCTGTCACCGGAGCGGTCGGAAGTGTGACGGGTAACGTAGGCGGTAATGTTGTCGGGTCAGTTGGAAGCGTGACGGGTGCTGTCGGCAGCGTAACGGGCAACGTCGGAGGATCGGTTGCTAGTGTTACTGCTGGCGTTACGGTGACGACTAACAACGACAAAACAGGCTATGAGCTATCTGCGACCGGCTCTGCTGCCATGACAGAGGATTATGCCGCACTTGGCGCTGCCGCGACTTTGCCGCAGTTGTTGTACGAAGTGCGTGCGTTGTTGGCCGAGAAGTCCATCAGCGGAACAACGCTGACGACGCTCAAACTGGATGGCAGCACGACGGCCGCGACGTACACGCTGGACGACGCGACAACGCCAAGCGCGATCACGAGGGCGACGTAACGTGGCATCAATATCATCCGTCATCACTGGCGGCTTTGGGGTTCCTGGTAGCGCATCGCTCATCATTACTGATGGGTATGGAACCGCTGGGGTTACTCCGATTGTTGTCGCAGATGCCGGCGGATACGGCCCAGGCTGGAACATCGATTTCGAAGGGATTAGAAAGCGGATCGATGAGGAGCGTGCCGACCGTGAATCCCGCAGGACGAAGATCGAGCAATTATATCGGCAAGCTACCGGGCAGCCGCTTGCGACCGATGCTGATATCGAGACGATGCCTCGCGCCAAGCCGGCGCAGAGGAAGCGTTACGAGCAAGTGCAGGTTGAGATTGCAGCGATCCGTGAGATTGACGAGTCGATTGCAAGACTCGAAGCGCGCATCGCAGAGGCGCGAGATCAGGATGTGAACGAGCAGGAGGTCCGCGATATATTGTGGATCGCTGCGAACGTCATTTGAGGAAAGTCATGAGCCAAGCGCCATACGTCATCCCTGATATACAACCATTCACTGACAACACAGGGACGCACATCGGCGGCCGTGCGCAGTGGCGTGATCACTTGAAGCGCAACAACTTGGCGGAGTTCGGCGTCTCCGATATCGAGTACCAGCAAAGCCTGCACGAGAAGCGCAGGCGCGAGGCGATCGAGCGCGTGCAAAAGATGCAGTCGGAGATTGTCGGAAAATGGACCGAAACGACTCCGTTACCGGAGAGTGAGCCAGTACGCAATCGGCTCTGGTGCAAGGTGGCTGAACGCATCGAAGGCCGGGAACCGCCGACGCGGAAGCAGTTGATTAGGATTACCTTGGAAGAATTGCGCCGGCAGCGGCGATAACGAAAGGACACGATGATGGCGGAAGCGATCAACGAAACCACGACGGACACTAGCGCAGCGCAGGTCACGGAGCAGACTACTGTACCTCCAGTAGAGGCGCCATCACCGGCGGCGTCGGAACCCGCAGCGGCCGATCCGAAGGACCGGCGTGCCTTCATCAAGGCGCAGATGGAGCGCGGGCGGCAGGAACAGACGCAAGCCTCTACGACGCCACAGGGCAAGCCTGCGGCGACTGCACAGCAGCCAGCCACGGCCCCGACAGCAGCCGTACCGGACGGCGCTAAGGATGAACGCCCAAGGGATGCCCTGGGCCGGTTCAAGGCTCTACCGCGATCGTGGAAACGGGAATATGCGCAGCAGTTTGAGTCTCTGCCGCCTGAAATCCAGGCAGAGGCGCACCGGGCCGAGGAGGCGGCGCACAACGGGATCGAGAAGTATCGCAGCCGCGCCCAGGTTGCCGCTGAGTTCGAGGCGGCGTTGCAACCGTACCTGCCGACGATGCAGCAACTCGGGGTGCAGCCGGTGCAGGCCGTTCAGGCATTGCTTGGCGCGGACCATAGATTGCGTTATGGTACGCAGCAGGAAAAGCAGGCCGTCGTCGCGGACATCATCCGCACGTATGGCGTGCAATTCGATCCGGCGAATATGCCGGAACCATCGCCGCAGGCTGACGCCTCGGCATCTCGTATTGCCGCGCTGGAAAGCGAACTGCGCCAACTGAAGCAGGCGCAAGAGCAGGCAAGCCTCAATCCGTATCTTCAGCAGATCGCGCAGTTCCGGGACGACCCCGCGCACGCGCACTATGACGAGCTGGAGACGCACATGCTGTCGTTGATTCAGACAGGTGCAGCCAAGGATTTGAAGGATGCCTATGATCAGGCCAGATGGGCGCACCCGACGCTGAGGCAGGAGATGCTTGCTGAACAGCGAGCGCAAGAGCAGAAAGCCGAGCAAGCGCGCATCGCGGCCGCAAAAGCCGCAGCAGTGCAAGTGCGGGGCGCTCCCGCGCAAGCTATGCCGCAACAAGTTAACCCGAAGGACAGGCGAGCGGTCATACAAGCGGCGCTCGCGGGACTTCAACGGTAAGGGGTTACGCAAATGGCATTCGCCAATAGCGATATCTCGGACATCATCGCAACGACCATCGAATCTCGGTCCGGCGTGGTGGCCGACAACGTAACGGAAAACAACGCGCTGCTAATGCGTTTGCGCCAGCGCGGACGAGTCAAGCCGATCTCCGGCGGCCAGTTCATCATGCAAGAGTTGTCCTTCGCGGAAAACTCAAACGCGATGTACTACTCCGGCGGCGAGGCTCTGGCTATCGCTGCGCAGGATGTGATCTCTGCTGCTCGCTTCGACATCAAGCAAGCGGCCTGCGCTGTGACGATCACTGGCCTTGAGCAACTGCAAAACTCTGGTGAGGAGCAATTCATCGACCTGCTGGATGCTCGTATCGATGTTGCTGAGTCGAGCCTGATGAACCTGATCGCGTCTGGTATCTACTCGGACGGCACAGGCAGCGGCGGCAAGCAAGTCACGGGGCTGCAAGCTGCGGTTGCGGATGCGCCCGGCAGCGGCACCTATGGCGGCATCAATCGCGCAACGTGGTCGTTTTGGAAGAACAAAACATTCGATGCCACGAGCGCCGGCGGCGCGTCCACCAGTGCAACGAACATCAACACGTACTGGAATACGCTCTATGCGTCTCAGGTGCGCGGTTCCGATGTTCCTGATCTGATCTGCGTGGACAACAACTATTGGGGCTATTACATGGCCTCGTTGCAGGCGAATCAGCGATTCACCGGCGATTCGCAGATGGCAAACATGGGTTTCGTGACCGTCAAGTTCATGAATGCCGATGTGGTGCTCGACGGCGGTATCGGTGGAAATGTGCCGAGCAAGCATGCGTACTTCCTGAATACGAAGTACCTATTCTATCGGCCGCACCGAAGCCGCAACTTCACGTCGATCGGCGGCGATCGATTCTCGACCAATCAAGACGCGACCGTGCGCTTGATGGGTTGGGCCGGCAATCTAACCTGCTCTGGAGCGCAGTTCCAGGGCGTCCACTTCGAATAAGGGGATACCGACATGCCATACGTTACCCAAGGAATGATCGGCATCGACTTGTCCGCAGTGACGGCCGGCACGACCACGAACGGCGAGGGCGCCAAGTACACGCTTGGAACGCGCGTTAGCGGTTCTGACAACGGCGAGTGGATTTACGTCCAAGCCGGCGCGGAAATCTCGACCACAACCAAGCAGCCGTTTTGCTTGGCTGTGGATGAGAACTTCCAAGCGGTGAAGGTCACCAAGGCGCTCGCATCCGCCGGCCACATGATTGCGTTTGCCCCTCAGCAGATCATCGCTGACAACGCTTTCTTTTGGGCGCAAACGCGCGGCACGAACTTCAACATCAAGGTTGGTGTCTCGTGCGCCGCTGACGTTAATCTGTGGACGACCGCGACGGCCGGCGTGCTGGATGATACGTCTGGTGCATCGCATGTTGCCGTTCTGGGCGTGAAGATCGTCACTGCTGCCTCTACTTCGGCCTCGGCCGGATCGACTGTACGTGAGGCGATCGTCACCAATACCATCGTACCGCTGCTCATCGCGTAACGATGGACGGGTTGCAACCGCTCATCTTCGAGCCGGGCTGCAACACGGCGCCCGATGTTGTTCGGCGGCAGTTCGAGCGCAACATCGGGCGCGCTTTACCGTGGTTGACGGAGCGTGATCCCAGGCCTGAAACGCTGGCGATCGTCGCAGGCGGACCTTCCCTGGCCTATCGCTGGCCGGAATTGCTCACATTTGACGGCGATATTCTGGCGCTCAACAACGCCTACGGATTCCTGTTAGAGCGCGACATAAATCCCGATTACTTCATGCTGCTTGATGCTCGCGCAGAGAATGCGGAATTCTTGCGGCGCACAGGCAACACGGTACATTTCATAGCAGCTCAATGCCATCCTGACGTGTTCGACTCGCTCGCGTATGAGGAAGTGGTGATGTACCTAACCACCCTGCCATATGCGCGTGAGTTGACTACGCACATTGCCCCTCGGCCAGTGCAGATCGCCGGGCATGTCGGTACTGTTGGCATCAAAGCGTTGTGTCTCGCTCACGCTTTGGGCTATCGCAGCCTGTTGCTATACGGGTATGACAGTAGTTACGCAGATGGGGCACATCATGCGTTCGAGCAAACGCTGAACGACAGGGCCAAGACCATCGAAGTATGGGTGCCTGGCAACGATCAGAAATTCATCACCACACCTACGCTAGCGCATCAGGCGAACGAGTTCTGTGCGATGGCCGCTGGAATGGTGCGGCACTACGGGCACTCGATCGAGTTGCGCTGTGATGGATTGTTGCCAGCTATGGTTGCGCGCAGCAATCAGGAAGGCGAGGAACCGCTAGAGGTCCGGGAGCAGCGTAAGTACGTAAAGATGTGGGAGAACCAGATCTATCGCAAGACGGCGCCTGGAGAATCTTGCGTAACATCTGCAATCGCGTCACTCGAAATGAAGGCTGGGGATTCGGTGATTGATTTTGGGTGCGGGACTGGCCGGGCCTCTCAGGAGTTTCAGCGCCTTGGCTACGATGTGACTGCGGTTGATTTCGCGCCGAACTGTCTAGACCAGGACGTTGACGTGCGATTCGTGCAAGCGTGTCTGTGGTCGCTTCCTGAAATGTCTGCAGATTGGGGATACTGCACGGATGTTATGGAGCACATCCCACAGGAGAAAGTGTGCGATGTGCTGGTAGGAATTGCTAATCGGACTCGTGGATGTTTTTTTGCGATCGCAACAAAGCAAGAAACGCTAGGATGGATCGCCGGTAAGAAACTGCATCTGACGCTTCTTGAGCCTGAGCAGTGGCTTGATCTCATGCGGATGTATTGGTCGCATGTTGGCATGATCACGGAGGGTGACGGTGTTTTCTTTGCCTGCCGGTAGCGTGCCAATACCTGAGGGCCGCATCCCAGGCGTCATGCCATGGGATGCGCGGTTGCTGCATGTTCAGCATGCGTTGACTCTCGGGCTTCCGAGGTTGCAGAAGGCAAGCCGAAGGATTGGGCACGTCTGTATTGCGTGCTATGGGCCGAGTTTGGCGGATACGTTCCGTGATCTCAACGGCCCAGTGATTTCAGTATCAGGGGCGCATGATTACCTGATTGACAAGCGAATCGTGCCGACATGGCATATCGAATGCGATCCTCGTCCGCACAAGGCGAAGATGCTATCGCTCGCGAACGATGAAACAACGTACCTTATCGCCTCATGTTGTCATCCAGATGTGTTTGAGGCGCTGCGCGGTAGAAAAGTGTTTTTGTGGCATCTGGACAACGGGCAGGAGTCGCGTTCGTGGGCGATGAAGAATGACCCGTCCGCTTTGATTATCGGCGGCGGATCAAACGTCGGATTGCGCGCGTTCGAGCTGGCATATGTGCTCGGCTTTCGAGAACTTGATGTGCATGGGATGGATTGTTCATTCAGGAACACACAATGGGCGGGGAAGCATTCCGGAGATGAAAAGCAGGTCGTTTACGTGCGCGTTGCAGGGCAAGCTAAGTCGTTCGCCACGCATCCGGTGATGATCCAGGCTGCGCGCGAGGCAGTAGAGTTTTGGCGTACTCGGGACGTGAAAATGAAAGTACGCGGTTCCGGGCTGATGCAGTGCATGATGCGCGAGTCTATGGCAGGCATGAAAACGCCTTGGCAGAAGGCTCCGAAAGAGCCGCATAGATTCGTTCCGCCGAAGGACGCCGTATTTAGACGGAGATCATCGAGATGAGTCTCGAAGTAGGGCAGGCCACATGGGTCAATGAATTCAATCAACCGAGTAAGGCAGGGGTGATTGCCGTCTTCTATGACAAGGAAGAACCAGACCCGAAGCGATCAGAGGCAGAAGGGCGTGCCTGTTTTCGGCTGAAAACATTTCTGCGAAAGGAAATTCCAGGCGACAACTTAACCGTTGTTGAGCGGCCGGCGCGGGATACTGACCGAGAAGAATTCCCGAAGGAATGGGAGCGATACCGCACCAAGCAGAACCATGTAGTCGATGGCACACCGATCGAGCAATGGCCGGTTCTGAATCGCGCACAGGTTGCTGAGTTCAAGGCGTTGAATATCCACAGCGTCGAGCAGTTCTACGCGATGCCTGAAGTTCACGGCGCCAAAATCATGGGCTTCAACACGCTGAAGGCGAAAGCGCGTGAGTTTCTGACGTGGCGCAAAGAGTCTGAAAAAGTCGAGGCCATCAAAGCAGATGCGGCGATGAAGGACGAGCGTATTGCGAGCCTCGAATCACAACTTGCCGAGTTGCGCGCAATGATAGATGCGAAGCCGAGGCGCGGCAGGCCACGCAAGATTAACGGGGTGGCAGATGGCGATCACATTACTTGAGTTGGTACAGACGACAGTCGAGGAGTTGGCGACTGATATCGCGTCGCCTGCGGCGGTAACGTCTTCCACAGATCGTTCCGTCAAGCAACTGTTCCGGCTCGCTAATCGGGTTGGCTCTGATCTCGTGCGCGAATTCGAGTGGAGGAGACTTGTTACTGAATACACATTCGCCACGGTCAACGGCACGGCTGATTACGATTTGCCGTCAGACTTCGATCGCATGGTTTCGGATACGCACTATGACCGGTCGAATTTTTGGATGAATTCAGGCCCGAAATCGTCTCAAGCGTGGCAATGGCTAAACGCCGGAATCACCACGCTTGGCCCGCAATTCCGTTGGCGGATGTATCAGAACAAGGTGCGCTTCTACACGACGCCAACGGCCGCATATACCATGGCCTATGAGTACGTTTCACGGAATTGGGTTATCGCAGACGGAGACACAACGCCGAGCAAGTCGCTTTTCTCCGAAGACGATGATACCTGCATCTATCCGGATGACGTTATGTTGTTGGGCTTGAGATATCGCTGGCTGTCGGCGAAAGGGTTGGATTTTGAGCCTGCACTTGTTGAGTTTCGCAATGCCGTGGCAACGGCAAAGTCCCAGGATACGCCAGCAGGCCGAGAGAGTTTAGCGCCTACTTTGCGACCTATTTTCATCACTCAGGATAGCGTAGCGGAGGCGAATTGGTCGCTGTAATGCGAAATCGCCGCGCTGCTGTCAGCGTCATGCAAAGCCTGCCGGCTCCTGTTGGCGGGTGGAACACGCGCGACGCTATCGCGAACATGGAGGAAAAATATGCCATCGTTCTGGACAATTGGTGGCCTACCGCCGCCGATGTGGTCGGGCGCAAAGGTTGGACAGAGCACGCCACAGGACTGCCTGATCAGGTAGAAAGCCTGCTCGTGTATTCGACAACGAGCGAAAAGATGTTCGCTTGTGCTGGCACCGAGATATACGACGTAACTTCTGCCGGTGCGGTTGGCTCTGCCGAGGTCACTGGACTTACGAATTCCAGATGGCAGCACATCAACATAACGACCACTGGAGGATCATTCCTCTATGCTGTCAACGGCGCAGACAAGCCGTTGTTGTATGACGGCTCGACGTGGACGCCGATAGACGGTGTTAGCACTCCTGCGGTTACTGGCGTCACGACAACAGGGCTAATTGACGTTGCGCTATTCAAAAATCGGGTGTGGTTCGTCGAAGACAACACGCTTACGGCTTGGTACTTGCCAACGGACTCGGTGGGCGGCACGGCGAATCCATTACGACTATCCGGGGTTGCCAAGCGCGGCGGCGAACTCATCGCGATCGGCACATGGACGCTGGATGCCGGCGAAGGGATGGATGATCATTGGGTTGGCATCACGTCGGAAGGTGAGGCCATCGTCTATAAGGGCACCGACCCGAGCAGTGCGAACACATGGGCTCTGGTTGGCGTGTGGTACCTGGGCGCTCCTATTGGGCGACGATGTTTGCTCAAGTTCGCCGGAGACATTTTGCTCAATACCATTGACGGCGTTATGCCGCTCAGTAGAGCATTGATGGCGGAGCGTACAACGCAGGAGATAAGCCTCAGTGACAATATACAACCGGCGATGAACACGGCGGCGGTGACGTATGGGTCGAACTTCGGATGGCAGATGATCCATTATCCGAAGGCCAATATGCTAATCGTCAATGTGCCTGTTACCGCCGGTTCCGGGCAGCACCAGTATGTCATGAACACGGTCACAGGGGCATGGGCGCGGTTCAAAGGGATTGCCGCGAACTGCTGGGCGATCTTCAATGATGAACCGTACTTCGGGGCCGATGAGTTCGTCGGGCAATTTTGGGATGAGTATTCCGACAACGGCACGAACATCAATGGTGAAGTGCTGCAAGCATTCTCGTACTTCAAGACACGCGGAAGGCTAAAGCACTGGAAGATGGTTCGCCCGATCATTGCATCGAATGGCGTGCCAGCGATAAGCGCAGGGCTCAACGTCGATTACGATACCGTGTCCATGCCGGCATCCATTACGTTCAGCCCGATTGCCTATGGCGTGTGGGATTCAGCGATATGGGACTTGTCGCTTTGGGGTGGCGATGCGTCCGTAATCAAGAATTGGCAAACGATTGGCAACGTCGGCGTCTGTGCTGCGATCCATATCTTATCAGCGTCGCGGCTGGAAATGCGCTGGATGGCGAGCGATTTCCTGTACGAACCTGGCGGATACGTTGGCTGAGATAGTTTATGATGCCGAACGCATAGGGCCATGGGTATGTGCCCGAGCTGGCGGCTCATGGATCAAGGATCGTGGTACGGCGATCGGGCTGGAACGTGACGGGCAACTGATCGCTGGCGTGCTGTATGAGGATTTCAATGGTGCCAATGTCGTAATGCACGTTGCCGCCGAGACTGGCGGCCGATGGTTGACGCGCGGATATCTGTACCGATGCTTTCATTACCCGTTCGTGCAGTTGGGTTGCAAGCGAGTCACTGGTATAGTTCCTAGCAGCAACAAAAGGGCATTGCGATTTGATGAGCATCTAGGCTTCAAAATCGAGGCTCGATTAGTCGAGGCTCACCCGGAAGGGGATTTACTCATCCTGCGCATGATGCGCGAGCATTGCAGATGGATAGGTGCCCTAGATGGGAAAAGCATCCGCCCCTCCCGCGCCTGACTACATCGGCGCAGCACAAGCGCAAGGCGCCGCTAATGTCGAGGCAGCACGCGCAAGCGGCAAACTCAGCAATCCTAGCTACAGCAATCCGCTTGGAACTAGAAGCGTACAGTTCGGCTATGGCGGCGATCCCGATCAGGTTTTCATCACGGATGCGCTAACGCCAACCGGGCAAGCGCGATTCGACCAAGAGCAGCGGATTAACACGGGCCTCGGCAATATTGCCGAGCGCGGCCTGGGGTATGTTCGCACGGCGCTTGATAACCCATTCGATACGTCGAGCCTGCCTGCCAGATCGATCAATGCCGGTCAGACTGCGCAGGAGGCGATCCTATCGCGCCTTGAGCCGCAGATTGCTCGCGATCGCGAGTCTATGCGTACGCAGTTGATCAATCAGGGCATCCGAGGCGGAGAAGCCATGGAGGACGCCTACCGCATCCAAGGGCAGCGCGAGAATGACTTGCGTATTGCGGCTGCTCTGCAAGGCATCCAGACCGGCGACCAAGCGCGACAACAGGCGATCCAGGAACAGGCGTTCCTACGCAATGAACCGCTCAACATGCTGAACGCCGTGCGCTCGGCGTCGCCGGTCGCGCTGCCACAGTTCCAGGGCTACCAAGGCCAGAACGTGCAGCCTGCTCCGCTCATGGCTGCGACGCAGGCGCAGGGACAGGCGGATATCAATAGATATAACGCGCAACAAGCCGGATGGAATTCTGGCCTCGGACTGCTCGGGCAGCTCGGGGCGGCAGGGATATACGCATACTCCGATGCTCGCCTTAAGTCCAACATCGTGCCAACTGGCGGTGTCCTGGGCGGATTCCCGCTGTACGAGTATGACATCGCCGGCCGGCGCGAAGTTGGGGTGCTGGCGCAGGAAGTCGCTGCGATGCGTCCCGATGCGGTACGTGCGGACGGGGACGGGTTCCTGATGGTCAACTACGCGGCGCTTTGGGGGTGATATGGCGCTGGCTCAATTCTCGTTCACGAAGCCGGGCTCGCAGCAACTCACGCCAGAACAGCGCAAGTTCGAGCGCGACCGGCAGATTGCGCAGATGCTTCAACAGCAATCGCTGGCGCCGGATCAGATGCAGATGGCCGGCGGGTATGTGGTTCCGACCGGCTTGACTGGCGGTATTTCCCGGATTGCGCAAGCGCTGGCATCGAAGTCCGTCATGGATCGCGCCGACACGGCAGAGAGGGAATACACCGATAGGACGCGACAGGACCGGCAGAGGTTGATCGCCGAGGCCTTGGCGGCTGGCGCTCCGCAGCCTGCGCTACCTGCCATTCCAGTGCCGTCCGAGGAGGCCGGCGGGGTTGGGCCAGGGCGACCGGAGATTGCCGCGCAGGGTCCGGACCCGATGCGCGCATACATGCTTCTCGCGGGGGCGGATGATCCAATGCTGTCGCAAGTTGGGATGGAGGGTGCGTTGCGCAGCATGGCCGCCCAGCAACCCAAGCCTCCGAAGTGGGAGAAATTCGAGATTCCGAACCCAGACGGTTCGAAGCGCGTAGGTTACGTTGATACCAATTCACCCGATCCTATTTCCACATTCCGGGAAGGCGGAACGATGCCGGTGCGGCAGGAGATGGTCAATACTGGCGGACAGATCAGGCCGGTGAATCCGTATCAGCAGCAGGTGGCGCTGCCAGTGGAAGTAAGCCCGAATACCCAGGCCACACTAGAGCAGCGTCAGCGCCATTGGGAGAATCTGAGCCCATATCAGCGGCAATCGCTGCTCAATGAGCAGGCGAATATTGCCCTGCGCGGCCAAGAGGTCAATCTATCCGGTATCAACACCTACTTCAACACAGGTATGGGACCTGGCGGTGGCGGCGTTTCCGTGCCGCAGATACCGCAAATCGGCGCGCAACCGCCAGCCGGGCAGAGGCCGCTGCTGCCGCAACAGTCTGGAGCGCCACAGCAGCAGCAGCCGATGCCACAGGGCGCGTCTGGCCCTACGCCACCGAGCGGTCAATCTGGCGGACGCGCTCCAGTGCTTTCGAGACTGACCCCTAAACAGCAGCAGGAGTTGATCGCCGAGCAGCCGAGGGCTGAGGCCGCCCTACGCTCTGTCGATTCCAGCCTGGGAACTGTTGATCGCGTAATCTCAGAATTGCTGGAGTCGCCAGGATTCAACAACATTTTCGGCCCGATCGCAGGCAGGACGCCTGACGTTTTCGGAACATCAACGAATGCGCGTGCTTTGCTGGAATCTCTCGGCGCGATGCTGTCAGTCCGTGAGCTGCAGCGCATGCGTGATGAGAGCAAGACTGGTGGCGCCGTAGGTCAAGTTACTGAACGGGAATGGCCGCGCCTGGAAGCGCAATTCGGTTCACTCGCACGCATACAGACGCCTGCGCAAGCAAAAAAGAATCTTGAAGAGATACAGAGAACAATCAAGCGTATGCGAGACAACGCAGGGCGTGCGTATTATCAAACCTATGGCATCCCTGCATCACCTGACGATGGTTTGCCGAGCATGGGCAATAAAGAAGGCGTCCGCCAAGATGGTCCGGTGAGATACAACGATCCTAGGTTTTCTGCGCCGAGCGCAGGCCGTGGCGTGCAAACAGGTGCCGGACAGGCTCGCACCAAAGTAAGTTATTGAGGCGCCGACAATGGCATACGAGATCGAAACGAAAGACGGGATCGTAATCAGCGATATACCGGATAGCGTTCGCCCAGATGATCCTGAATTGAAGCGCCGCGTATCATTGATTCGCGCGGATAGAACAAACAAGCGCGTCGCACAATATGCGGCATCACCTGAAATTCAGAAGCATGGCGGCGAGTTAGCTACACGCGACACTTCTACGCCAATGCGATTTTTTTCCGGCATGGGCAAGGCAGGATACGACTTAGCGAGAGGTGCCGGCCAACTTATAGGCACTGGACCTACCGCAGAAGAGGTTGCAGAGACACGTAGACGCGATGCTCCGCTGATGGAAACTGGAGCAGGAGTGGCCGGAAACATCATTGGCAATGCCATCCCTGCAATGATTGGTGGAGTAATGGCGCCAGGTTATGCAGGTGCCGTAGGAACTGGCGCTGCGCTCGGATTGCTGCAACCAGCTATGAGCGCGGACGAACGCATACGCAATACAGGACTTTCAGGCGCAGCCGGAGCAGCCGGGCAGTTTGCAGGCAATATTCTTGGCAGAATAATTAGACCAACAACATCAACTCTGACTCCAGAGGCGGCACGCTTGGCGCAAGCCGCGCAACGAGAAGGCATTCCACTTGATGCTGCCGCCCTGACTGGTAGCAAGACACTAAAGACAATCAACGCCACGCTTGAAAATATGCCGCTCACCGCTGGCAGAGAGGGCGCGAAGATTGCCGAGCGACAGGCTGCATTTAATGCGGCTGCATTGCGGCGTGCCGGCTCTGATGCAACAACGGCCACACCTGCGGTGCTATCGGAGACGCAAGATGATTTGGCACGCGCTCTCATGCGCGTCTATAAGCGCAACAAGTTGCCGCTACACGGCGGACTCTCGTTTGAGATGCGATCCGTCGCGGATGATGCGGCGAAGTGGTTAGGCGATGCTGATGCGGCGCCGATGAAAAGATTTATTCAAAATCTTGAAGAAGAGGTAGCCAAGAGAAGCCCTAAAGCATTCAAGATTCCAGGCGAACGAGTGCAGGCATTAAGAGAAGAACTTCGACCGCTTGCAAGCGGGAACGACCAAGCCGCTAAATATTGGCGACAGATTCGTGATCTATTGCGCGATCATTACCGCGATGCTTTGCCGCCAAAGGCTCAAGCGAAGTGGGATGCCGCTCGTGTTGCAAATGCGAACTTGCAAGTCATCAAAGATGCCATGGGAGGCGCAGGAATTAAGCCGAGTTCAGGCGATATATCTCCAGCACAGTTAAGCGCGGCGCTCGCAAAGTCCGTTGGCAGGCAAGGCAAGGCAGTGGGACGAGGAGATCTCAATGATGTGGCGCGTATTGGGCAAATGTTCGTGCGGGAGCAAATACCAGACTCCGGGACCGCGCAGAGAAGCCTGCATCAATGGTTGCTGACAGCAGGCCAGTACGGCGCAATGCCAGGCCTTGGCGGTGCTGCCGGTTATATCGGCTCCGGTGGTGATCCGATGATGGGGCTTGCTGGCATGGGCGTGGCCCTGGGGGGTCCTAGGGCATTCCAAGCAGCACTTAACAATCCAGCCGTTCAGCGATACATAGTGAGCGGGGTACAGAATCCGCAGGCGATAGCGATTGCCAATGCATTGCGTACGATAGCTGCGCCAAGCGCGACTGCTCTATCGCTTAATGCGCAATAAGAGGATGCGCTTTATGTTTCCTTCAGGAAACCATCGAATAACGGCATATCGAACTGGCAACAGAATGCATGCCAGTACTATGAACAGAAGAAACGGCCGAAGAAACGCTGCCACAGCAAAGCTCATGAGGTCTCGCCATGCCCTATAACGGTTCCGGTACGTTCACGCTGCCATCAGGCAATCCCGTCGTCACTGGATCGACGATCAGCAGCACGGTACACAATAACACAATGTCCGAAATCGCCACAGCATTGTCAACGGCGATCACGAAAGACGGGCAAACCGTTGTCACTGCAAACTTGCCGATGGCAGGGTATCGGCATACTGGCGTTGGAAATCCGACAGCACGGACGCAATACGCATCTGTTGCTGGCGTGCAGGACGGCACTTACACATATCTAACATCAGTCGCCGGCACCAATACGATAACGGCAACAGCGCCTCTTAGCATGGCGGCATATGCGACTGGACAGGTGTTATGTTTCATTCCGGCGAACACTAACACCGGAGCCGCGACGATAAACATTAACTCGATCGGCGCAAAAAATATATATGCAGATGGCGTCTCCCTCAAGGGTGGAGAACTCCCAGGAGGAATTCCCGTACTCGTAGTCTACGACGGAACGCGCTTTCATGTTCTCTCCCACGGCAAACCGTATAACGTGCGCCACTTTGGCGCAAAAGGTGATGGAACAACAGATGACCGCGCAGCTATAGATGCGTGCATTTCTGCGGCAGCATCTAACTCAGGCCAGCAAGTGTACGCTCCTTCTGGAACGTATATGCTTTCGTCATTCTCATCCGGGTATTACACGGTCAAACCAAAGTCTGGGGTAAGTGTTCTTGGAGACGGTCCATCAACAGTCTTTAAGATTGACGATGGACTGAGATCGCCTACGCAGGGGATATCTTTTCTATACGACCATGATGATTATTTTGAAAATTGCACCTTTCGTGATTTTGCGATTGATTGGAACGGAGAAAACAATTTAGACACCGGGTCTTCCTCTACGGAAGCGGTAAATCGTATGGGTGGCGCGGCTGGCATGAAGGGGGTCAGGTTCATTAACCTGACGCATAAAAACGCGGCAGGAGCACACTGCATCTTCGTATCTAACGAATCAGATACCGGAAATGCTTGCGAGGATGTGCATGTCTCTGGATGTTCTTTCCTGAATGTGTGTAACGCTATAACGGGCAACGCTTGCAATGATCACACGTCAGTTTATATGAACGCCAGCACATCAAGCATCATTGGAAACCACTTCATTCAGCCCAATCTCGATGACGATAGAGCGACGGCTTTTGAGACCCATAAGGGCGACGTGATTTGCTCCGGCAATGTCATCTATGGATATAACAAGATGATGAACATAGGGGCGCAGGTAGGCAGCGCCTCTAATATTCAAGTAACCGACAATGTGGCTAATGCCGTATCGGACATGATCGATTTGTTTACGGCCAACTCTTATGTTCTGGAGGGTGTGCGAATCCTAGACAATACGATCAGGTTACGCCAAATATCTGGCGTTCCGTTTTCCGGTATTCGCGGGGCAATCGCTAACTTAGCGTCTAGCGCCAACATCTCAAACATTACCATAGGAGCAAACAAGATAAGCGGCCCTGCAAGTGGAATCGATCTAGGAATCAATTCTTCATGCATTCAGCTATATCGATGCGACGATGTTAAAATATATGACAATGAAATTGAGCTATTCCCTGGAGAGGGCGTGCTTATCCAAGCGGAAACAGCGACCAAAAAACTGCGTCGCATTGATGTTTCAGAGAATAAACTGCGCGCATGTGGGATCGGGACAACCGCAGCGAATAAACGCGCTATGGCATTCAATGCCGGTAGCACGCCGGGGACTGATGACATTGATTACCTATGGGTAAACGATAACGTCATTATCTGCGACGCTCCAGTTGGCACTGCCTCTACGTACGGAATAGACTTTAACAGCGGAAGATTCCCAAATACTTGGGTCGAAGATAATGATATATCTGGAGCAGCCACAGCTCCAATAAGAAAAAATGGTGCCACGGCAGATTTATTCTTCATTCGCGGGAAAGGTGCTATCAATCCGTTCGGCACTCTTCGCGCTGCCATGGGTAGCGAGTGGTTTGATTCGACAAATGGACGATTCAATCGCGCTACGCTTGGAACTAACGATACCGATTGTTGGATGTCAGAATCATGGGCGGGGTCGATGCCTGCAAGCGGTACGTATCAGGCCGGAGATAAAGTCTGGCATACAGCGCCGACCACTACCCTGTTAGGGTGGATTCGCTTAACCACTGGTAGCGGGCACGTCCTTAACACAGATTGGGCGGAAATCAATATATGACCCTAGACCGCCGCCGCTCCCGTCAACGCACGCACACAGTTACGCTCGGCGGTGTCCTCGTATCGCTCGGAGCCTACGCATTCGGCCCATACGACACGCTATTCACGCGCACATTGGCGACGTATGGGATCGAGGTCACATGGGGTTCGGTGCTGATAGTTTCTGGTATGCTGATGGTATTGAGCGGGTTTCATCGTAACCGCCTGCTTTCCTGGGGAGCGAATGCCGTGGCCGGATTGGTCTGCGGCTGGACCGCGCTTCTCTTCATATTCGGCGGAGTGGTCACGCCTACGGTTTCTGCG